AGCAGGCCGCGTCCGGCGAGCGCGGCGGACATCTGCGCCTGCGAGCGATCCTGCTGGTTCTGGATCTGCTGGTTCGTGGAGTACTTGTTCGCGATCGCGTTCTGGATCGTCTCCGGGGTGATCAGGCTCCCGAACGGTCGCGCGCTTCTGACCGGGTTCCCCTTCTCGTCCAGGGTCACCATCGTCCCCATCGTCTGCGGGACCAGCTCCGCGCCCATCCCGCGCCCGCCGAGTCCGAGCGCGACCGCTGCTCTGTTCAGCGCGGTGTTGAAGAGGTCATTGGCGGTGCCGAGCGCGGTGCCCCGGTTCGTGATCGCCCGCTGCACCTCGGCGTCCCTGTTGATCAGGTCCTCGATGTCCGGCTTCACGCCGAGCGGGTTGCCGGTCAGGCCGGGAGGGGCGATCCCTTCCCAGGGCGGGCCTGGTGCCTGGGTTGCTCCGGGTACGGTCGACCAGCCCCCGTACGGGATGACCGTGCCGGTGTCGGGAAGGCTCGATTCGGGGATGTTGTAGATCGGGTTGCCGTAGTAGCTGCCCGCGATCGGGTCATACGGCCCCTGCTGCGGCACCGTCGTCTGCCCCGGGACCGGCGGGTCCTCGAAGTAGCCGCCCTTCGTCGGGTCGGCGTAGGGATCCTGAGGAGGCTTCGGCTTCGGCAGCGTCAGCCCGCGCGGATAGGACAGTTGGTAGCGGCCGAACGTCGAGACGTGTTGCGGATAGCCGGGCGGTGTGGCAGGTAGCGGCTTCACTCTCAATGACGGCGGCATAACGCTCCAATCTTGAAGAAGGGCCAGGACATCACGCCGTCTGCCCGGTCGTGATCGCGTAGACGACGCCCGCCCAGTTCGGAGCGTCGGCCAGCAGGCCTGGCGGTCCGACCGTGATGTTCTCGCTGACCGTGATCCCGTCAACGATCGACAGCGCCGCCTGCTGCAACGAGCGGTCGCCGCTCGCGGCTCCGGCCGAACCGGTCGACGGGTTCGGGTTGAAGCCCTGCGGGTTCGTCGGCAGGCTGCCTGAGACGGTGCCGCTCTTGGTCACGCCGCCACCGCGCGAAGTCGAGTGCCTGGGGCCTCCGCGGGAGCCGTACGCCTGCCCGTCGGTCGCGCCCGCGCCGACCGCGGCCCCGGCCCCGAATGGGGAGCGGTCACGCATGTCGGGCAGGTTGAAGGTCGCCGCCCCGTCACCGGCCCCCCAGGTGGTGCCGATCTTCCCGAACAGCAGGTTGTAGGTCGTGCGCGAGACGGCGCGGCCGTCGCAGGCGAGCGCGTCGGGTGGGACGGCACCGGCCGCGCCGCAGGAGATGAAGATGCCCGGGGGAAGGCCGGTGCGGATCGTGTTCGAGCCGACGATCTGCGAGGCGGTGACGGTGATGCCTGCGTTCTGGATGAACTCCTTGAGCCAGACGCGGAACTCAGGCGGGAAGTAGGTCGGGTCGGAGAAGAGGCGGCTGACCTGTTTGCGCTCGACCGGGGTGAGCTTCCCTTCCGGGCGGTCGCGCCCACCACCAACCGCGACTTCGCTCACAGATGCCCGCGGTCAAGCGCCCACTGGTCGACGGCGATGTCGTGCAGACGCGAGATCGACGTTGCGATCGTCTGCTCGACCTTGATCCCGATCCCGTAGCCGGACCTGTCCAGCCTGACCCGGTAGCGGCGGTAGTCATCGATGCCGGGGATCGATGCCAGCGTCGTGTACGGGGCGAACGGGTACGGGCGCAGCTTGTAGCTGATCTTCAGCTTGTTGACCGTCCCCGCTGTCGGCGTCGCCGTCTCGGTCGTGTGCGACACCAAGATGTGACGCAACCGTTTCCTGCCTTCGGGGCCGAGCCGCAGGAAGCCCGTCTCGATCTGCGGCAGCATCGCGACCCCGTTGCCGTCGATCTGGTCGACCGGGCTGTAGCTATACGCGCGCGTGTCGAGGTTCTCCAGCGTGACGACATCCAGCTCGGTGAAGAGCATGTCCGAGAAGCGCGAGAGCCGGTTCGCGTAGCTGGCGTCGAAGTTGTAGCCGTCGAAGCCCCACCACACCTCCTCGGTGCCGACCGAGGACGGGATCGAGCAGAGCGAGCACATGTTCGCGAAGCGGAACCAGGCGCGCTCGTTCAGGTCGCAGACCAGCGTGAAGCAGCGCAGATCGTAGGGATAGGTCATGTCCCAGTTGATGCAGATCGAGATGAACAGCATGTCGAGGAAGACAGCGGCGACGACCGGGGTTCCTGGGCGTTTGTTGTTGTAGACCGAGCGCCACAGCTCCGCAATCCCACCTTGTTGTGTCAGCGAGCGCATCGTCGCCCCGTCGGAGAGGTAGACGCCTCTCGGTGCTGCCCAGATCACGTTCTCCTGCCAGCCGACGACCGAGGTCGGGTCGGAGGTCCCGACCTGGTCGGTGAACGTGTCCATCGTCATGTCCGAGTCGACCAGCGTCCCGGGAGGGATGCCGCCGCGGATCCGTTCGATGCCGCCGTTGTGGAAGACCATGATCTGGTTTCCCATCGGCCACAGCGCCGTGATCGGCAGCGACGTGTCGATGTTCGCCTTCGGGTCCCACGCACCCGTCGAGGGCGGGCCGGGGAAGGACGGGTCGGTCGAGGACTCAAGCGGCGAGAACCAGATACGAGTCGGGTTGCCGGGGTCACCGGCCACCAGCAGCCTGTCCTTGTGCACGGCGAGCAGCGACCCGACCGGGGCGTTCGCCCCTGATGCCAGCGCGGGCGCGGACACGGTCGACCCCGACCTGGTGACGTACTTCGGCTTCGAGGCGGCAGTTGCGTCAGCGAACCAGGCGCGGTTGTGCAGCAGCCTGCCGTTCTGTTTGACGCCGGACGGGAAGAGCGCGCCTGCGTTCACCGCCGCACCGGAGTCGACATCGACCGAGTACAGGTTCGGCCCCCCGGAGATCAGCAGGGTGCCCCCCGCGGTGAAGGCGGCGTGCAGCCCTCCGGTGACGGGGCCAGCCAGCGCCCCGTTGGCGGTGATGAACTTCCAGGCTCTCCTGCCGTCGAGCTTCGCGCCTCTACGCGACGGGACGTAGTTGACGAGATCCCAGACGTAGCCCTTCGGGAGCTGGTCCATCGAGAAGTCGCGCGCGATCCCGCGAACGTCACCGAGGACAGAGACGGGTTGCGCCATCAGCCCCCCAGGTAGGCCCCCGACGGCGACACCATGCCGAGGTTGCGCGTCAGGTCGCGCCGGATCGTCCCCTGCGGCGTCGCGCGCTTGGTCAGGATCTTCTTGATCCGGGAGATGTCGCCGCCCTGCCCGTCCTGGCCTTCGTAGGTCATGCGCCAGCGCTCGCCGCCACCGGACTGTTCGTGCTGCACGTACTCGCCGCCCTTCCAGAGCGCGTAGTTGATGACAGCCGAATGGAACTCCGGGGCCAAGCCACCGAGGCTGGGCGTCGAGCAGTCGTCCGTGTCGTTGACCATCGAGGTCGGGCGGAAGACGCCGTAGGCCTGGATCGTCGTGTCGACCGACGGGATCGGGGACAGCCACAAGAGCGGCTCCTCGTAGGCGAACCCCGGCTTCCCGTCCTGTTGCGCCTGGACGGCGTCCTCGCGGGTCAGCCGGTTCAGGAAGCCGCTGCCGTTCGGGTCTGCGAGATCGAGCAGCGCCAGGATCGCGTTCGACATGTCGTGCACCGGGGTGTTCGCAGTCACGTTCAGGTGCACGCAGCGCGTGTAGGGGCGCGTGCGCGTGAGCACGTCGACCACGCCTTCGTTCAGGTACTGCTTGGCGAGGATCGTCTCGTCGTTCGGGACCGAGTCTTCCATCCCGAGCGTGAACTGCACGCGGGTGTACATGTCCTTGAAGGTCACGGCTCTCTCACCCTGACGAACACCGTCCCCTGGTTCTTCTTGTTGCGGCCACGGCGCATCACCTGACCTCCGTTCGAGTTGTTCGATGTCGAGGTGTTGCCTTCGATCGCGGTGAAGTTGCCGGACGAGTCCAACCCCGACTCGATGATCCCGATGTGGTCGTACTCGCCGTCCCAGCTCCAGTCGTAACAGACAAGGTCGCCGGGTTGCGGTGACGATGTGACCGAGAGTCCGTTCACACCGAGGCGGGCGTCGTTGACGATGTAGGGCACGTAGGCGTACTCGGTGCCGCGCTCGAAGCTCTGCGTCGGTGACCCGGAGAGCTGGTCGCACCAGGTCGCGAACATCGCGCACCACGGCCCGACCATCCCGTACCAGTCCGTGTACTTGCACTGGTTCGAGTTCGCAGGCGACTCCTTCGTCCCGATCTCGCCCGTCGCCTTCTTCAACCTTGCTTCGGCGGCAGAGGTTCCCCCCGGCTGGGGTTCCTTGCCGCCGAACTGTGTGTAGGCCGCGTTGATCAGCTCGACGGAACGTGCGTCCATCGCCATCTCGCCCGCGTGCGGAAGCCCAGCCGGGATCTTGATCGAGCGCAACAGGTTGAACGTGTCCTTGCCGATCCAGCCTGTCGCCGTGATGTTCTGCTGGCGCTGCACCCCGGCAACCCCGGAGTCTCCGACGTTGCCACCAGCCTTTCCATGTGAAAACGCGTTCGAGTACGCCTGGTCGAACGCCTGCCACTTCCAGCGTCCCGCACGGGAGATTGTGCGCTTGTACGCCTCCACGTCAGGCCCGTCCGCAGACGGGGTGTGGCCGGGGGAGGCGTCGGGCGGGTAGCAGGGCCTGGGGAACCCCTTGACGGCGACCATCGGTGCGCCCGGGTACGGCTCGTCCCAGTTCCAGCCGCTCATCTTCCCCTGACGCACTGCGAAATCGTGGTGTAGCTCATCTGACCCTCCTCTAGGAGACGCGCAACGGCGTGATGTTCAGCGAGCGGTTCCCCAACTGCACCGTCATACCGGACGACACCAATGTGATCTCGTAGATCCCCTGACCCGCGGCGACACCGGCCACCGCCATCTCCTGTGCCTCCGTGAAGATCGTCCCGGCAAAGTACGTCGCGATCACGGTCGACTGAAGAGACACGTCTGCCGCCGAGACGGTGCTGCCCGTGCCGAGCGCCATGTTGATGTAGACCGCCCCGGCGACGGCGGTGGTGAAGTAGACGGAGGCCGAGTAGCGGACACGGTAGTCCCCGGCGCGAGGGGCGAGAAGCCCGAAGCCGTTGTTGTGCCACGCCCCGTCGCCAGCAATCGCGTTATACCCGGCCAAGACGACGTGGTATGGCTGCCCGCCGATGAACTCCCATTTGTAGGCACTGGTCGAGTTGGCGTTGTACTGGAAGCGCCAGCGCAGGCCGTTGTTCGCACCCGAGACATCGGGGAGTGTCCACAGGTCACCGTCCTGCGGGTTCGCCGGGGGTGCGGCGCTGACGGTGTTGCGAACCTGTCCGCCGAGGTTCCAGAGCGGCACCCAGTCGCTGAGGGCGGGGTCGGGGACGACGCTGCTCATGACACCCTCGACGGCGTGACCCGCAGAGAACGGTTGGTGTTGTGAAAACCTGTGGCGGTCGCAAACACCACCAGTCGCATCGTCTGGTTCCCAGAGATGTTGGGGCACCTC